GGCTGGGTCTGCTCCGTGTCGGTCGTCTCCGGATCCTGCGCCTCGGGGAAATCATCCTCGATCGGAGGCGGAGGCGGGGACTTCTTCGGCAGGCGGACGGGTTTCTTCGCCATCGCATTTACTCCTGAATCGTTTTCACAGTTGCTCCTTGATCTTCTCGACGCAGTGGATGAGGTTATCCATGTGCTCCTGCACTTCCGAGCGCATCGCCTTGAGCGCGATGTCGGTCTGCTGGTGGGTGCTCATGCCGTTCGATCGGCCCGCTGAGGCCAGCACCAGTCGCGACATTTTCTCATGGCCGGACTCCAGCATCGTCACCATCGCCCCGGTCTTGAGCGCCTCGTCGGCGTGGTGCTTCGCCAGCGTGAGCAGGACGCCCATGGGCAGGTCCTTGGTGTCGGCCTGGTCGGCGGTGAGGTTCATGCCCTCGCCTCCCGCTCGTCCGTCAGCAACTTTTCAAGGTCGCGCAGGTCGCTCTGGTTCAGGTAGACGAACGCGACGCTCTCGCCCGAATCTTCGGAGAGGTCGTGCGCGTTGCCGATCTCGTAGAACACGGAGCCGTCCGGTCTTGTGATTCTCCACACCCTCATTCGTCCGCTGGCGAACTTGCGAACATCGTCCTCAGCCTTCGCCCGGATCGGTCCCTGCACCCGATTGATTCCGCTGTTTCCGAGACTCACGCCGCCGCTCCAACCGCCGCCCGCCCGCCCATGTTCCCGCGCTCCGCCGACGCCTGCATCAGCATACGCCCCTGCTGCACCTGCTGCGCCGGCAGGTTCTTACCCGCCCCCCCCGCCTTCCCGCCACCCATCCCGGCCATCGCCTGGCTCAGCATCATCGGCTGCGGCGCTCCCGGTTGACCCGCCGGCAGCCCCCCCATCGCCGCCGCGAGGTCCGGGTCCACAAAGTCCGCCCAATCGCTGTCGTTGAACACGTCGGCGAACTTCCCGAAGATGGTCCGCCAGTTGACGTGCGGCATCGTCGGCATCTGCCCCGCGAGCTGGGTCGCGATCGTCAGGGCCTCGATGAACTGCTGCCGCTCGAGCGCCGACCCCGTGAAGTCCATCGAGTACGGCTCGATCTCATAGCCGAACATGTCGGGATCGACGCCCTCGGCCCCGCCGTGCCACCACGGATCGACCATCCCCAACTCCTGCTGCGCCTCCTCGCCCAGCGGGAACGTCACGCGGTCGTCGAGCAGCATGTACCGGGCCGCGGTGTCGTAGACCTGCCGCGCCGCCGCCACAAACCGATTCTTCAGGAGCGACACCCGCACCTCGCCCGACTCGGCCGCCAGTGCATTCTCCGTCGCGGTCCCCTTCCCCGTCACGTGCCCGCGGCGGGCATCGTTCATCGCCAAGGCCCGATCGGCGCGCTCAGTGAGGATCTGCAGCGCTGTGATGTGCTCGGGCTTCAGCCCGCCGATCTCGAGCTGCACCACGTCCTCGGGGTTCAGACCCTTCACATACAGCACGAACATGTCGGGCTTCTTGAGCCGGTCGACCAGGGCCTCGTTCCCCACCAGCACCAGCCGCTTGTACTCCGCCATCGCCTTCGAGGTCGCCACCGCGTGCGCGTTCAACTCGTCGATCCGGCCCTTCGCGGCCGTCAGCGGGCCCAGCGGCCACGGCGAGTCTGGAACCGGGTAGGCGCCGCACAGGGCATACGGCCCGTACGACGGCACGTAGGCCGCCCGGGGCCTCCGGATCCAATCGTCGTTGGCCTTCCCGCCCTGGCCATCGACCAGCGTGTAAATCGTCCCGTGGTAGCCCTTCAGGTCCGGATCCTTCGCCGCGGCCTCCACGTACGCCTCCTCATCGGTGGAATGCGGACACCAGAGGTAGCACAGCCGCAGCTCGTCGCGGTCGGGAACGCCGTCGGCCTTCGGGCGCCACTCGAACTCGTCCGAGCTGGTCGTCTGCAGCTCGTGCAGCATCGGCAGGTTCCACCCCTCCGACGAATCGCGCTCGGCCTGTTCGATCAGGTCGCCCTTGCACACCGCCTCCTCGTGCCCGGCGTACCGAGCCTGCCTGAAGATCCCGCACAGGGGGTCGAGCAGGAACTGCCGCTGACTCAGCCGGCAGACGTGCGGCCAGTGCGGCGGCACGTCCTCCGGCCCTTGGGCGTACGTGCCCGGCATCGGGTCCTGAGTCGTGTACAGCACGCCGAAGTTGAACAGGAAGTCGAGGGCCGCAAGCTGGAACGGCTCGACGACGTTCATCGCGTCCCCCCACTGGTTCAACGCCATCCGCAGCCCGCGGGCCGTGTCCAGGCCCGTCCGCGGCCGACGCGACTTTACCTTGACGCGCGGGTTGGCGAAGCACACCTTGCCCACCATCAGCGACGTGTACTCGAACTCGTAGTTCTCGGGCGCGAAGTCGCACTCGTCCCAGCCCTTGTAGGCGGCCTGGCGATAGCGCTTGACCATCGCCTCCATCGACTCGAGGTGCGAGTCGCGGACCTGGCGCGCTGCCTTGACCTCTTCCATGAGGGCGCCGGGCTCGTACTTCACGGCGAAGACTCCCGCGGCTCGAACGGCATCAACTCCGATGGATCGTGCCCCGTCATGTCTTCACTTGGGTCTCCATCGGGCTTGCACCATCGAACCCACGCGAGCCGAGAGGTCCAAGTCACACGCTCGTGCGTCTCGATCTCGACCACGATGCCCTCCCAGTGATCGTGCTGACGATGCTGGATCACGGATTTCACGCGGATGCCAGGTTTGAGAATGCCGATGCTCATGGCGCCGTCTCCCCTTCCCGCCACACCCGCACCTTGTCACGCGGCGCGTCCACCAGCAACCGCGGCGGCTCGTTCGTGATCCCGCCCCGCCGGTCCCACTTGAGCCGCGCCCCAGCCACGGTCACCTCCTCACCCGCCAGCAGCTCCAGCACCAGGTACACCGGACTTTGCGGCGAGTGAGCACGGTAGCGGAGCCCCGCCTTCACCCGGTCACCGATGCGCACCAACTCCGACTCCTGCACCGTCATGACCAGGGCCACGTAATCGACTCCGATCCCTTGTCTGCCCGCCGACCTTCGAGGATGTCAAGCTCCCTCGGTCGGGCGGCCTCCATCCTGGAGCGCGATTCCCGGTCCACCACATCATACCGATCCGATTCGACGATGGCGCTCGAGGGATCGCCGGCCGCGTCCACGTAGCGCACGGCGTAGCGCGCCGCGTCGCATCCGTGATCCGCGCAGGTCGGGCTCGGCTCCTGGATGATCGCCCCGCTCGGAGTCGGCTTGTGCCACGTGTACTGCGGGATCTCCTCCACCGTGCTGCACGGCTGATACTTCCTCGCCAGCTCCGGGTCCCGCACCTGCGGCGCATCGGCCATGAACATGATTCGCGGCCTCTGGTCCCGCCCCAGCTTGAGGCGGTCCCCGACCTGCCCGACGCTCGACACCACATCCAGCTTGTCCGCGCTCAGGACCGGCAGCCCCGCCCGGCGATACAGCTTGCAGCAGTTGCGGTCCGCCGGGTCGCACACCACCCGCACCGGGCGGAACAGCCGCGCCGCATCGACCGCGATGTCAATCCACCAGTCGATTTCCCGCTCGGCGTGGTAATACTCGCGGATCATCACCATGCGGCCATCGTAATCGACGCCCCAGATCTGGAGACAGCCCGGCTTCCGAACGCCCCAGTCCTGGGCGAAGAGCGTGTACTTCCACCAGCGGCCCTCATACCCCATGTCAACCGCGCGCTGCTCGGAGAGCACGTGCACGTCAGGGCTGAACCCGCCCCAGATCTGCCCCTCGGCCGCCACCCACTTTCCATCTCGCAGCCGCAGCCGCGTCACCCCGACCAGCGCGTCCAGGTTCGCTTGGTCCGCCGGCGTGAAGATCGGGTTGTCCGCGTGCTTGGTGGTCAGCCTCCGCACGGCGCCGGCGTTGCACCGCTGATTCAGCCAATGCGTCGGCTCCGCGGGGTTCGTCGCCCCGATGAGCCGGTGCAGGTGCTCACCCTTCTTCGTCGGGTGGGGGACGTGCTTGTATCTGAGCGCCCGTAGGAACTTCTGCCACTCCTCGAGGCTGACCTCGTGGGCCTCCTCGATGAACACGACGTCCCACTCCGTCGAGTAGTACCGCGTCGGCTCATCCAGACCCCCCAGCACCAGGATCGCCTTGTTCGGCCAGGTGTAAGCGTGGCGGTTCTGGCGCCGAACCCCGCCGACTCCCAGGGCCGGGTGGTAGGGGGGGAGCACCAGCTCCTCGAAAGTCACCTGAAACGACTCGGAGAGCGAGCGGCGGGTTTTGCGGGCCGCGAGCAGCCGGCAGCCCGGGTTGCGCTCGGCGAGGTTGTACAGGTACTCGCCGCAGGCCCTCGACTTGCCGGTATTCGCGGGCCCGTCCAGCAGCACCTCGACATCGGTTGAGACGAACAGCTCGCGGCAGGCCCCCTTGGGCTGGTACTCGTGGTAGACGGTGGTGGCCATCACGCGCCAATGCT